AGTTTCACAAGTTAAAGATTCATTAAATACAGTTGGTCAGTTCAATCTTTTAGGCAATCAAACAGTTCCTTCAAAAGATATGTATGCTGATACAGCACAATATAATTACAGTGCTATACCTTATGGTGATCTAGTTGTTGGTAACGCTGATCGAGCATTGTTAGACATTAGTCAATACAGACCACCAAACCCAGAAGACTTTCTTGATCTTGGATTACTTGGTTCTGATGCATTCTTTCCTGCTCGTGGTGCAGTGAAGTTAACTGGTAAGGCATTAACATCTCCACTTGCTAAAGAGATCTATGCTAACGTTCCTAATGCAGTAAACAGATTAAACCAAAGATTTACTGGTGTTAATTTACAACCAGAGATTATGATGGGAGAAAAATCTAATCTTTGGAATCAACGTGGTGGAAACTCTGAAGAGTTTTTAAAAATGGAAAAAGAAGGTTTCCAGTCTTCTAATAACCCAGAAGCACCTTATACAAAAACTCAAGCATGGCAACAAACAGGAACTGGAAGACAACCTTTTGATAAGAAACTAAGGCAAGAGTTAGACGACAGTCAATCATTTTTAGACATGGATAAAATTCCTAAGTTTAATGATGACCAAATGGTGAAATACAATGCATATAAATCGGGTTATGACGATAGGTCATTGTTACCTTTTGATTTAAAAAAAGTCTCAAAAACAGACTATAAAAACCACGTTAACATGAGAGTGTTAAAAGGACTTGCTGATCAAAATGCAATTCCTTTAAAAGATGCATTTTATTACAAAGATTTATATGAAGCATATCCACAGTTAAATGCTGAAACCAAGATTACTTCATTGCCAATGATTGGTGAAAGAAAAACTGGTGGATTTTTTGATCATACAACTAACACAGTTTACATAAATACAAATACTTTAAAGTCAGTTGATCCTAAAGATATTGTTTTACATGAGTTACAGCATAAAGTTCAAAATATAGAAGGTTTTGATATTGGTGCTAACAGCACACTATCTTATGGAGATGTTTTAAAGCGTGTAAAAGAAGTTAAATCAAAAGCAACAATGGGAATGTATGGAGAAAATACAGATAAAGTTACATCTATTGTTGATGATATTTATGATAAGTTTACAGACCAAGCAAAAGGTGATTTTTACACCAAACTGCCTAATCCATATTGGACTAAATCTGGAGAAATAGAAGCAAGGACTGTTGGCAGAAGAAGAGATTTGTCTGCTGATGAAAGAAGAGAGGTTTATCCTTATAAATTTAACAGAGCAATGTCTGAATGGAGACCAGAAGAAAATATTCAGATGGATGTTCCTGTTAATTATGGTTGGTCTTCAGCAGATACTGGTATGTTTAATCCAGTAAAGTCAGACATTTATATTAAATCAACTCCAAAGAATGTAGATCCTAGAGTTGGAACTCGATTCACAAAAGAATATGTTGGTGACTTAGTAACACCTAAAAATATTACAGGTAAAGAGTTAGAAGGATCAACAATCATAACCAAACCTAGTGATGCAACTAGTCGAGGTGATAGGATTACATCAATCTCTGATGAGTTCTTCGAGCAACAACCTCCAACAACTGAAGGTGGTTTTGACTTTGCACGTAGTAAAAAGAATATTAAACAAGGTAAGTATTACGGATCTGGTCGTGAGCAAGTAGATGTTGATACCAGAAGAATGCTTCAAGCGTTTAGAGAAAACAAAGCACAAGGTGGCAGTGGTCGAATGATGTTTACTCCATCAACGATGGGAACTTACAGCGAATCATTCTCTACAATGCCATTTGAAAACTTAATGCCAATCCTTGCTAAAGCAAAACCAGAAGCAATTGCAAAAGTTAATAATGAGATTAGACAAATATATCCTGAGTTCTCTGGGTTAAATACACTAGCAGGAACTAATGAAATATTAAATCATGGTAACTTGCGTAAACTTGCTATGGAAAGATTAAGAACTAAATCTGCACAAGAGAATCTTGGATACAATGCAGAAGATCTTTACAACGCAGTTCGATCTGATCGTTTAGTTGGTGTTGGTAAGAACATGATTGGTGATACGTTAGTAGAGATGGATACTACATTGCTACAACGTGCTGATGATATGTTAAACGATGCTAAGATCACTGACCTTAGTCAATCTAAAGAAGCAAGGAAAGCAAGATCACCAGAGCAAAACAAAGTTCTAGATGAAGTCTATGCAATGTTTAGAAAAGACATGGGTGATAGTCATAGAACTTATAAAGTTGCTAACACTGGTGCTACTGAAAATAGATTTACTTTAGATATGAATGCACCATTGATTGAAGTTGCTGGTGATGACATGATCAATGACATCATGAGAGGTAATGTAGATTATTCTATTGATCCAAACAAAGTTTATAGTAATAAAGTTACACCAGATGAAGCACAGAATATTATTCATACTGGACATAAAAACATAGGATTGTTTATTGATCCTGCTAGAGCAAAAAGAATTGATCAATTAAAAAAATCTGGACAGTTCGATAGCAAGGTAACAAGTATCATGGATGATGTTACTTATAAATTTCCAGACAATATATCTATGTCTAAGGTTTATCCATTAGATCCTGAGATAAAGGTGTATGGAGATATACCAAGTAGAGATTGGTTGGAGCATAAAAGAGAGCGAGCAAGGTTAAGAGGTTTTGGTGATATAGGTTCTCATATCGGATCAGCAATAACTGGTTATTTGCCAGACGGTAAAAACGTTGTAGTTCCAACTAAAGTTTTAAAAGAAATTCAAGGTTTAAATTTAGAGCAACAAAACGTAAGACCTGATTCTTTAGAATACTTGACAAATTATATGTCAAAAAATAAACACTTACCTAAATGGTATAGTGGAAGTGATATTTATGACACAGGTTATTATGGAGGTGTTGGTAGAAATTTACCATTAGGTATTGAAGGTGTAAGAGAAGATGTGCCATTTATTCAAGTAGATCAATATGGTCAACCTTTTGTAAACGAAGGTAACCATCGTATTATGACTGCTAATAAATTAGGATGGGAAAACCTACCAATAGAATTAAGATACTTTGAAGGTGGAAACATTGAGCGTGGTTTACTAAGTCCAGAGTTAATTAAAAAATATAATCGAACTGGTAATCCAAATATATTTGACGAAGAGTTACAAAAGTATATTGAAAAAGTTAAAACTAATAAGTTAATAACTGATTACCATAGAGACAAATTAATGGCAGAAGAAATTTTAAAACGTAGACTAAACCTTACAAGGAAAAAATAATGGCAAAACGTGGACTGTATGCAAACATCAATGCTCGTAAGAAAAAAGGTATTAGTAGACCAAAGAGTAAATCAACAATCACTCCAGAAGCATATGCCAATATGAAGTCTGGATTTAAAAAGAAAACTAAGAAGAAAAAATAATGGCAAGTAAAAAATCAGTCAGTCTATCAGTTGGTCGCGGTGAGAAACTATCTGCAAAACGTGGCGCAGGGTTAACTGCAAAAGGACGTGCTAAATATAACAGAGAAACAGGAAGTAAACTTAAACCACCAGCACCTAATCCAAAGACAAAAGCAGATGAAGGACGTAAAAAATCTTTCTGTGCAAGAATGTCTGGTGTTGTAAAGAAAGCAAAAGGACCGGCAACAAGAGCAAAAGCATCGATGCGTAGATGGAAGTGCTAAGTCCATGTAACGGTGTGTGTCGTATGGAAAACATGCAAGATGAAATACGATGTAAGTCTTGTTTTAGAACATTTACAGACATTGAGCAATGGTTATATCTGACTGATGAAAGTCGTCAGGAAAGAATGAATCAACTCAAACGAGAAAAACAACAATATAATAGGAAAAAGTAATGACCCAATTTGGAGTTACACATGGCAGAACGATTAAGAAAAAAACATCAAGAAGAAGTTAGGACAAAGATCCAAGTATCACAACTGATTAATGTATTACACGATCATGCTTTCGGTGTTATTGAAGATATAAAACCAACACGAATGAAAGCAATCGAAATACTATTGAAAAAAGCATTGCCTGATTTATCAGCAACAGAAGTTTCTGGTGATGCAGATGCACCTATTGGCATCAAAGTGATTACTGGCATAGATAATGACTGATCTTGTATTAGAAGAAGAATTTTTAGACGAGGATGCAGATTGGGAAACTGCTGATTTAGGTTATAGACCTAGAGAACCTCAAAAAGAAATACATAATGCAGTAAAGAATCATCGGTTTAGTGTAGTCGTTGCTCATCGTAGGATGGGTAAAACAGTCTCTGCATGTATGCAGTTGATCAACTCAGCATTATTGTGTGATAAACCTAACCCAAGATTCGGTTATATAGCACCTACATATTCACAGGCAAAGCGTGTTGCTTGGCAGTATATCGTAGACTATACTCGACCATTGGGTGCTAAACCTAACATAGCAGAATTGAGAGTAGACTTTTTAGATGGACGTAGAATCTCTTTATACGGTGCTGATAACCCTGATTCTTTACGTGGAATATATCTTGATGGAGTGGTAATCGATGAGATTGCTGATGTAAACCCATCACTATTTAGTGAAGTTATTAGACCAGCGTTAGCAGATCGACTAGGTTGGTGTATGTTTATTGGCACACCAAAGGGAACAAACCATTTTAAAACTCTGCGTGATCGTGCTAATCAAGGTCTCGACAACTGGAAGTTATTAGAGTTTAAAGCAAGTCAAACACACCTATTAGACAAGTCTGAATTAGAGTCAGCACTTAGAGAAATGGGTGAAGAAAAGTATATGCAAGAGTTTGAGTGTTCGTTTCACGCTCCAGTTGAAGGTGCATATTACGGTAAACAGATTAATCAATTAGAGTTACTTAATCGTTTTGTAGATATACAATACGATGATTTAGCAAGAACATTTACTGCTTGGGATTTAGGTGTTGGTGACAGCACTGCAATCTGGGTAGCACAATTAGTAAACAAAGAAATTAGATTAATAGACTTTATGGAAGATCATGGTCAAGGACTAGGACATTATGTGTCATGGTTGCGTGAGCGTGGTTATGAAAATGCAACTCACTTGTTGCCACATGATGTCGAAGTAAGAGAACTTGGCACTGGTAGATCGAGAAAAGAAATGCTACAAGATGCTGGATTATCAATACAAGTGGTGTCAAAGTTATCAATTGATGATGGTATTCAAGCAGTTCGTAGAATGCTACCTCGTTGTTGGTTTGACCCAAAAACCAGAGATGGTTTAAATGCATTAAGAAATTACAGACGAGATTATAACGAAAAACGAGATGTGTTTTTTGATCGTCCTTTACATGACTGGTCTTCTCATGCTAGTGATGCTTTTAGATACTTAGCAGTAGGTATCGATGAAGGCACTGAAGGATGGGATAAACCATTAGATATTAACAATTCATGGATAGTTTAAATGGCAGATGACAATAAATTAAAGAGTATTCTGGATGCTGAGATCGATGATGCTATTGGTTTCTTAGAAACTGAGACCACAGATGAAAGACAACAGGCATTAGAATATTATTTGCGTGAACCCTACGGTAACGAGGTTGAAGGTAAATCTCAAATAGTTACTGGAGAGGTTGCTGAAGCAGTCGATGGAGTTCTTCCGCAGTTAATGCGCATTTTTTCTGCTACAGATGATTTTGTAGAATTTACTCCAGTTAACGAAGGTGATGAAGAAAAGGCAGAGCAAGCAACTCTTTACGTTAATCATATTATTAATAAAGATAATAAAGGTTTTGAGATATTTCATAACTGGTTTAAAGATGCATTACTACAAAAAGTTGGTGTCGTTAAAGCATACTGGGATGACAAAATTGATGTTACTGTTGAGAAGTATGAAAACTTAACAGAAGATGACATCATTATGATTTTAGAGTCTGGTGATGTTGAAGTTGTGTCACAAGAAACTGTAGAAAAAGAAGTTGAATACGCTGGCATTACTCAAAAACAAACATACTATAACCTTAAAGTTAAACGCATGGTTGATAAAGGAAAGGTTGTTGTAGAGAATGTTCCGCCAGAAGAATTTTTAATTTCAAAACGTGCTAAATCTATTGAAGACTCACCTTTTGTTGCGCATCGAAGAATGGTAACTCGTGGTGAATTAGTTGCAATGGGTTATGATCAAGATCTCGTAGACTCATTAGCAGGTGGAGATACATTAGAGTTTTCTCCAGAAAGAATAGCAAGACACACTCGTGGTGAAATGCCATACGACAAAGATACTGCTGATGAAACAATGCAAATTGTTGAATACTACGAATGCTACATAAAAACAGATTACGATGAAGATGGTATTCCAGAGTTAAGACGTATTTGTTATGCAGGAAATGAAGTGCTACATAATGAAGAATGTGATTATGTTCCATTCCATAGTGTATGTCCTATTCCAATTCCTCATAAATTCTATGGTCAATCTTTAGCAGATCGAGCAATGGACTTACAATTGATTAAGTCTACAATTACTCGTCAAATGCTAGATAACCTCTACCTCACTAACAACTACAGAGTGGGTGCAGTAGAAGGTCAAGTAAACCTAGATGACTTACTCACATCAACAGCAGGTGGTGTTGTTCGTATGAAGAACGCAAATGCTATTGTGCCAATGATGGTTCAATCTAATGCACAGCAATCATTTCCTATGCTTGAATACTTAGATCAAGTGCAAGCAAAAAGAACTGGTTTATCAGAAATGTCACAAGGTTTAGATGCAAACATTTTACAAAACGTAACAGCAACTGCAATTTCTGCAATGACAAATGCTGGTCAAGGAAAGATTGAATTGATTGCTCGTATCTTTGCTGATACTGGTGTGACATCATTGTTCAAAGGAATATTGCAACTCGTATGTAAGTACCAACAAAAAGAACGGATTATTAGAATTAATAATAAATACGTTCCATTCGATCCACGTGAGTGGGATACAGAATATGACATTACTGTTAATGTAGGATTAGGCACTGGAACTAAACAAGAACAATTAGCAGTGATGCAAATGATTTTACAAAAACAAGAACAAATTATTCAGCAATATGGATTAGCAAATCCTTTAGTTAATCTTAAACAATATAGAGATACACTTGCTAAATTTATCCAAATGGCAGGATTTAAAGATGATAGTCATTTCTTAAATGAAATTACTGATGAGCAATCAGAAATGCTTTCGCAACAAGCTCAATCACAGCAAGGAGATCCACAAACTCAAGTAGCTCAAATGTTAGCTGAAGTTGAAAGAGAAAAAGCACAACTGAAAGCACAAACAGATCAAGCTAAACTTGAATTAGACAGAGAGCAAATGCAACTAAAAGCTCAGCAAGATGCATTAGAGTTACAACAAAAAGAAGTACAACAAACAACTGATCTTGCATTAAAAGAG